CGTCTTTCGCGGAGCAGCAAGGTTGGCGCGATTCAAACTTAATCCGTTTTAGATCGGGCCGCCCTGAGAAGATGGGCGGCTGGGTAAAGACTGCGGGTGCTGCGGTTACTGGAACGGTACGGTCTCTTAACTCTTGGATCACTCTGGGTGCCCTAAAGTTAATGGGCGTCGGTACTGAGACGAAATTCTACATAGAGAACGGCGCGGCGTACTACGACGTAACGCCTATACGAAGCACCGCAACGTTAGGGGCAAATCCCTTCACCACAGGCAGCGCGGGTTCTGGAATAATTACTGTAACGGCGGCGGGTCATGGCGCTGCGGTAGGTGATTTTGTGGTCTACAGCGGAGCGACCGCCGTAGATGGGTTGACGATTGCTGATTTAAACAAAGAGCAGGTTATAACCGCCGTAACGTCGGCCAACGCCTACACGTTGGATACAGGTGGTGCGGCCACCTCCGGATCCACAGCGGGTGGCGGATCGGCAGTGGTTGCGAACTATCAAATACACGTTGGTGTTGAGAATGCGGTACAAGGCGCGGGTTGGAGCGCCGGGTTCTTCGGCGGTCAGACACTTACATACACCCAGACCACCTTGGACGGCGGAATAAACGCCAGCGTCACGTCAATAGATTTAACCTCTGCCTCGGATTTTGAGACGGCCTCGTCAACGACATCGGCGGCTGTCGCTGTAGTGGACCAGTTCATAAAGCTAGCAGATTCTTCCGGTTTTCCAGCTAAAGGAACCGCCAAGATAAACAGTGAGAATATAATCTACGGCACTAACCAAGGTAATATTCTCGGTGAGCTAACGCGGGCCGCAGACGGGACAACGGCAGCAATACATGCCAGTGGCGATACAGTCACGTTCGTCGGTTTAATACAAATTGATGATGAGCTTGTCCAATATACTGGGAAATCCAGTAATGACTTGGACGCTGGTGTTGTCCGAGGGACTAGGGGTACAACCGCAGCGGCCCATGCTGATGACGATATTGTCAAGGAAGCCAACGGATTCTACGGCTGGGGTGAAGAGGTTGAACCTTTTACGGCTGGTGAGGCCCGTCTTTGGTCCCAGGACAATTGGGGCGAAGATTTAATCCTGAACGTGCGCGACGATAACGTCTATTATTGGGATGCTTCTTTGGGCCTAGCCAATAGGTCCCTTCCTTTAAGTTCCCAAGTGGGGGCCTCTGGCGCACCAACCATAGCTAGACAAGTTCTGGTATCGGACACGGACAGGCATGTCATTTGTTTTGGTGCAAACACCATAGACACGACGGCCCAAGATTTATTACTTGTACGGTGGTCTGATCAGGAAAACGCGGTGGATTGGACGCCCACAGTAACAAACACGGCGGGAGACCAGAGGTTATCCTCTGGTTCTGAGATAATAACAGCGATTGAAACCCGTCAGCAGGTTCTAATCTGGACGGATTCGTCGCTTTACAGTATGCGGTTTGTGGGTCCTCCATTCACCTTCTCCTTCAGCTTGTTGGCGACTAACGCCTCCATTATCTCCCCTAATGCTGCGGTTGCTGTTGGAGACCGTGTCTTCTGGATGGACACGGAAAACTTCTTTATGTACGCGGGCCAGATACAAATCATCCCCTGCACGGTGCTCCGCTACGTCTTTGACGACATAAATACGAACGAGACCCTCAAGTTCTTTGGCGGTGCCAACCGGATGTTTGACGAGATCTTCTGGTTCTATTGTTCCTCAGACAGCAGCGACATAGACCGCTACGTCAAATACAATTACGCCGAGGGCACTTGGGATATAGGGTCCTTGTCGCGGACCGCGTGGCTTGATTTCGGTCTTCTAAGTAAGCCACGCGCAGCGGGTTATATTGACAGCGCTAACTACATCTATGACCACGAAACAGGGACCACGGCCGATGGAGAGTCTATGTCTCCCTTTATCGAATCCTCCGTGTTCTCCATGGGGGACGGCCAACAGTTCTCGTTCATAAGTCGTATAGTCCCAGATATCGACATCGCAAGCTCCGATGCGACGGCTTCTGTAAACTATATTCTAAAGACAAGGGATTATCCCGGCGAGAGCCTGTCTACAAACTCCACGAGCGCCGTTACAAGCACCACGGATCAGGCTTTCGTCCGGTCCAGATCGCGGTCCACGGTTCTACGTGTTGAAAGTGACGAGAGCGACATCCAATGGACTATGGGCGACACTCGTTTAGATATCCGACCTGACGGGAGACGATAATGGCTAAATTACTTCAAACCACACTTCCTCTGGTCCAACCACAGTATGATTTTGATACGATGGTTCGCTTGGTCAGTGTTCTAGAGGACGCCCTGACCAGAACAGAAATTCCTGCTGTAATAAGCGGAGAAGATGACACTAACGGCGTAAACTGGTTTATGGACTAATGGCTTCTGCATACAAAAATATAACTAAGTTAGTAGGCGCTACAGGGGATGTTATAGTTTACACATGCCCTTCGGTAACCGAAGCGATTGTAAAAAGTATAAATCTATACAATAGTCACACAGGGTCTGTTGTTGTATACTCCAAGATAACAGACAGTTCAGCTTCCGTTACGGCGACATTGCAGAAGGCCACTCTTGCTACATTGGCCTCAACTTCTCAATCCGCCGATACGTCCCTGACCGGGCCTTTTGTTCTAGAGGCTGGTGATACGCTCGTTTTTAATTGTGCTACGGCATCTAAAATATACGTATTCGCTAGTGTTCTGGAGATTTCATAATGGCAATAGACACGACACCCAAAACACGCGGTGAGCCCAGTATCCAATCCCTGGCTTCTGGGCTGGGAACTTTGGGTCGCTATGGCGATAATTACATGGTCCATGCGGCTGAAGGCGAGACCTTTGTGCCCAAGGAAATCCTAGACGCTAATCCTAATCTAAAAAGTGCTCTGTTCCAACAGATGAAGATGATGGGTATCGAGGACCCTAATCGTTATGTTGTTGGTGACGCCTTAAATTCCATTAACCCTATTACTGGGCAGCCAGAGTTCTTCTTTAAAAAGATTTGGTCGAAGATTAAGAAGGTTGTCAAGTCGATCGCTCCTGTTGTTGCCCCTATTATAGGTAATATGATTTTGCCAGGTATTGGCGGTCTTCTTGCCTCTGGTTTGGCAAGCAAGATATCAGGAGGGTCGTGGGGAGATGCCTTGAAAGCTATGGCAACATCCTATGCTGTGCAGGGTGTCGCATCCGGTTTCTCAGGCAAGGGCGGATTCTCAATGGATAAACTTCAAAAAGGATTTACCACTCCCTTCAAGGCCCTTGGGGATCTTCCTGGGTCGTTTGACCAAGGTATTTTTGGCAGCGCAGGCTACACGAAAATGCTTCCGCAATATGATCCTGAGTATGATCCGGCAGCGGCGGAGGCGGCGGCGGCGGAGGCGGCGGAGGTCAAGTTGCTTGAACAGTCTCCGAACGATGGTATCCAATATGGACCAAAAGGAGACCCTACAGGTTTTGATTCTGACGGCTATTTTTCCAACAATCCGTTGGGAGACGAGGGTAGCCCAGAAACTTTCAACCGTAACCTTTCCATTTCAAGAGCCACAGGCTTGCCTCCAAATCAATATCTGAACCCTCAAAACCCAGGTTTTGATTCTGACGGCTATTTTTCCACCAATCCGTTGGGAGACGAAGCTACAGCTTTAGGCAATCGACGCCCAACAGGGATTGAACGATTGAAGATAAATCAAGGAATTCCCCTTAATGCAGAATTGAATTCTCTGGGTATAAATCCAAAAGATACGATGGCGGGTAGAGCGGATTTGGTTAGTGAATATTTTGCTGAAAAGGACATGTTGGCCAACCCCAAAGACTACTATCAAACAGCACTTGATGGAGATGGCAACATATTGCCTGAACCCGCTGAAAAAGGGTTCTTACAAGATTATATTCTTGATCCTGTTGCAGGATTTACAGAACCTGTTCTGGGGAAAAAACTTGCGGAACAAACTGCATTGCCAATAACCCTAGCCAGTGCCGCAGCGCTTTACACACTGACGGCGGCTGAGGAAGAAAAGATTCCTGGTCCAAGTGCTTCATCGCGGAAGCAAAAGGCTTATGAAGCTTGGAGAAATATTGCGGATAAAAACTCTCAGGAGGCGATAAACCTCCACCGAACGTGGTACGGGCAGCCTCAATTTACGAGAGCCGATTACGAAAGAAGAGCCGGTAAAAATCATGGTAGACCGGACTGGTGGTTTAAGGACTATGGAATGTCTGTGGCTGGTGGTGGTGAGGTTATGGGTCCTGGCACAGGAACTTCCGACAGCATACCAGCGAGACTATCTGATGGAGAATTCGTCATGACGGCACGGGCGGTTGAGAACGCCGGTGGGGGCAACAGATCTCTGGGGGCTGCCCGCATGTACGACATGATGAACAGATTTGAAAGAGGAGCGGCCTGATGGCGGTTACGCAAACAGAAACAACAGTACTTCAAGCTCCTTATATCCAAGAAGCGGCTAAAAAGAACTTAGCTGTTGCCGAAGGTCTTGTAGCCCAGCCCCTCACTCTCCCACAACAGCAGATTGCTGGACTGAGCGGCATGACGCAACAGGCCATGAAGACTGCTCAAGGTATTGGCGGTTATCAGGGCATGTTGAACCAAGCTGGTGGTACAACCAACTTAGGGATACAAGCTCTACAGCAAGGCGCCGCCGGTTCACAGGCTGGTTTCACAGGTGGGATGGGCGCTCTACAAGGGGCTATGGCTGGATATTCAGGGGCTCCTAAAGGGCAACAATATTTTGGCCAAGCAGGGCAGGCCTATGGTGGTGCCGGTGGACAATATCAACCGGGATCGTCGTTCACTGCTCAACAAGGTCCTGCGGCTCAACAGTACAACGCGGGCAGGTTCCAAGGAGGCCAACAGTACAACGCGGGCAGGTTCCAAGGAGGCCAACAGTACAACGCACAAGGCTTCGATCCTAACAGCGTCTCTTCTTACATGAATCCTTACGAAGACCAAGCCGTGCAACAGGCTTTGGGAGACATCCGTAGGGAAGGAGAGATTGCTGGCAATCAGCAGAATGCAGGAGCCGTAGCGGCTGGTGCTTTTGGTGGTTCAAGGCAGGGTTTGCAGGCTGCGGAGTTAGGGCGAAATGTTCTCGACCAGCAGGCAAGAACTGCGGTTGGGATGCGTCAAGCAGGTTATCAGAACGCCATGGCACAAGCACAAGGCGCTTTTGCTGATCAACAACGCCGCGAACAAGGTCAGAACCAGTTTACCACTCAATCTGGGCAGCAAGCCTTTGAAGAACAGCAGCGCCGCCAACAAGGTCAGTCCCAGTTTGGTTCCAATTATGCACAGCAGGGTTTCCAAACTCAGCAACAAATGGCCCAAAA